ATGCGATATCAATTAGTTCTTCTAATGTTACTTTAGCCATCCTACCTTTTCTCCACTGTCAATTCTTCTTTGGTGTTCTTCAATACTCCCAGGAAAACGCCAAGCCCAAATGGCAACAATGGCCATAAACACAGCAGTACTGATAACTCCAATTGGTTTAACTCCAGTAAAGAACATTATAATTAAACTAGAGCCCATCATGGCTAACATAAAATATTTCATCTTAGTTGGAAACACACGCTTGGTATTCCAATTGGTTAAGAATGGTCCAAACAGTTTGTGATTATAGATCCAACGATGCATACGTTCACTGCCATTACTGAAACAGTAAGCGGCAAATACTACGAATATGCTGTAAGGTATTCCGGGAGTGATAATTCCAATGTAGGCCATTCCTAAACTTAGGAAGCCAAGACAGTTCCAAAATAATTTTTTCATTAAACTACCTTGACACTAGATCCTGCACTACCAGAGTAGGTCACTGCTCTGTCATATTCTGCAGGCACATTCCATGCTCTAGACACTGATATAATTGGCATTCCGCCTGCTTTAAATCCTACTTCGGTTAGGTTATCTGATTGATTACCGCCAGCAATTAGAACAGTACCGTTTGATGGATTGTATCCTCTAAAGAATCCAATATGTCCTCCACCAGCACGACTGAATACCACAATGTCATTCAATCTCCATTTGCTTCTGTCGCCTAGTGGTATTCGTGTACCGAATCCATTATATGCCAAGCTGCTCAGAGTTTTAAGACTCTGTACTCCAGATACTTTTAATACTGATCCAGCAAATCCTGCACACCAAGGTGTTGAATCTGAATTAATATTAAATCCCACTGCCTTGTAACAGCTGATAATATATTGATTGCTGCCAGTTTCTTTCCAGCGACCTGCTCTAGCATCAGACAATGCTGTGTCAATGTTTTTTGACAGCACAGCAAACACAGCATTAGGATCTGCATTAGGATCTAGTTTAGCTGGAAATCCTCCAGCTGTACTATATGCACCCGGATTAGCTTCTGGGGTGACTTTTTGCAAAGGCCCTTCCTGTGGTACTTCTCCTACCCCATTCAGTCCTACTTCAGCTTCATCGGTACTGGTGGCTAATGCAGCTGAATTAGCTACTGCTGTAGATTGTGTGATTGACAACGAAACCTGTACAGCTTCTGGCGAACCGATAGCTGGGCTAGGACTTGCTTCTTCCCATAGTGCTATGAGCTTTTTATTTGCGTAGACATCATTGGCACGCCATACATCAAGTATTGGTGGTCCCAGTCCGGTTCTGTATGGCATATCTTATTCCTAGACTAATTTAATACCAGTGGTACTTTGTACAAACTGATCGGCAAATGCCTTGTCTGTGGCTTCTGCGACAGTGACTGTGGTTTTTAACAGTTTAACTTCTTTTTCAGGATTAACCGTGAATAGGTATGGCATCAAACCTGGACCTCTTTCTCCCATGCCTATAACCATTGGTCGTGATAGTTTGTAAAAACTATCTGTCTCAGAGACTAATTTGGCTACGATCTCTTCTCCTGAAGTGAGTTTTAAAGTAATCACTTCACCTACTGTTACACCTTTATCAATTAACATTTTCTAACCTTTTCTTTAATTCTGGAAATCCACCTACTAGTTCTCCATCGAGAACAATCTGTGGTACTGATCTCGCTCCGGGTACTGCTTCTAACAAATCTTCTTTAAGATAACCATCACCGATGATTTTTTCTTCGTACTCGATTCCTTTCATCTTTAATAATGCTTTGGCCTGATCGCAATAAGGACAGGCAGGTTTGCTCCAAACTACAGCTTTCATATTCTATATTATCCTGAATAAACGATTCCACCTTTTTTGTCTGTGACCCGCACTAGCAATGCTCCGGCATTCTTTTTAGCCAAAGCTGCAGAAATAGCTGCCTGCTCTGTACCGTAGCTGCCAAGTGTAGACCAAGATTCGTAAGGTGAGTTTCTTTTAAATTGTGCTTTATACATGTTTATTATATAGCCGGAAGAGCATCATAGTCAATATTTTCGCTCATTATACCAATAACATAATTGGTGCTTTCGTTTTCTTGTAGAGCGGTTTGTTTTTTGCTGGTGTCTGAATGCTTGTTGAACCAAGGAATTGGTGTTGTCTTAGGTGCAGGATTGGTGTATTTGATGCCAATGTCTTTCAACGCACCGACTGCTGTATAGTCTACGAATTCTTTAAGAATGTTAGCGTTCAACCCAATCACAGGTCCTTTGTTAAACAAATAGTCGGCCCAGGTCTTTTCTTCACGGATAACATCCATATACAACGCATATACTTCAGTTTCACATTCTGCTTTAATATCAGCAAAACGCTGATCTTCTTTAATCACTTGGTTAATCAAATAAGCAGTCCATCCTTTGTGTAATAGTTCGTCTTGGAGAATCAAACTGATAATGTTTCCATTGCCTATAAAGATTTTATTCTCAACCATGGCCAAACTTGTGGCAAATGATACCATAAAGCGGAACGCTTCTAATGCGTAGCTAGCGTGTAGTGCCATCCAAATTGCTTTGATATATTCTTTTTCTGGAATAGTTTCACCCGTTTGTTTACGGCAGTTGACTATATGAAGTGCTTCGTAGTAATTACCTACACTGGAGGCCATGTCAACAATTTCTTTAGTGTCATGAATAGTATTAAACACTTCTTTTGGTACATTATAGATGTTACGGATAATATGGCTGTATGATTTGCTGTGAATGTTTGTTTCAAAGAACGTCCAGTTGTACACCAATGCTTCTAGTTCAGGCAAACTAATCACCGGTGTAAAGATTTGACTTGGGCCTCGGCCTTGTAAGCTATCCAATGCCGTTTGACGTAATAGGTTGCTGGTGAAGATATGCTTGACAGCATCGCTAGCATCTTTAAAGTCATTTGAATCTTTAGTAAGACTAATCTCTTCTGGTTGCCAAAAGAAGCCACGTGCTGTAGCTTCAAAGTCTGCAATTTTTTTATATTTTACTTCTTCAAATCTTTGAATAGTAACAGGACCGGCTGGGTCAAGAAACATCTTGCGATTAAGATAGTCTGTCTTTGTGTTTAAATTGTATTGTTCTTTGCTCATAGTTTACATGCCTCGCAATCTTCGTCAATGGATGTTTCAACTTCACGCTCATTATGGAACCCGTTGTAGTGTACTTCAGGAGTTGGTTCTGCCATTGCCTTACTACCTGCTTTATTAATTAAGCTGTAGTAGAATGTCTTCAATCCCCACATGTGTGCCTGCATGAGATTTTTAATAATCAATGTGGTTGGCACTTTACGATCTGCCCAGTGTGCTGGATTGTAAAATGTGTTTGTTGAAATACTTTGATCAACATAGGCAGCCAACACTGCTGCGGTTTTAAGATACCCGTCACAGTCCTGTTGTTCCCACATCAATTGATATTTGTTTTTAAGTTTATGATATTCTGGCACCACCTGTATAAATGATCCTGCTTTAGATTCTTTAACAGTGATCAAGCTCATGGGCATTTCAATGCCATTAGTAGAATCGATTACTACTGAACTAGATTCTACAGGAGCAATAGCCATCAGTGTGGCATTCCTAACACCATACTGTTTCATATCAAGTCGTAATGTTTCCCAATCTAGTTCTGGTTTAAAGTCAGCTAATTGATTTACGCCATTGGCACGTAGTTCCCATGGAAACGTACCTTGCCCGTATCTAGTCTTAGCACTATCTACACAAGGACCTCTTTCTTTGGCTAACTCAACTGTGGCTTCAGTTAGGTAGTAGGCTTGATGTTCTATCCATGACTTAACTTCTTGTAGAGCATCTTTCTCACCATACTTGAGACCACGCTTGGCATGCCAGTAAGCAAGATTAGTAACACCAATACCTAGTGGTTGGATTTCATCGTTGCTGAGTTTGCTCTGTATGCTCAAGAAGTCTTGATAGTCTAGAATATTGCATAGACTACGTTGTAGGATTCGACATGCACGGCGCATGTCTTCTGGGTTACGGAACGATCCCCAGTTGATAGATCCCAGGGTACATAACGCTATGCGTCCAGCCTCGTCGTCTAATCTCTTAAATGGACGGGTTGGTAATAGGATCTCACAGCATAAG